TAAAAAATGAAAAGGACAAAGATGCGAGAACTGAATATCTTATTGAAGCAAAAAGAATGGGCATTAGCGTTAAGTTACCTCACATTAACGATTCGGATATCGATTTTAAAATTGAGGGCAAAGGCATTCGGTTTGGACTCAGTGCTATCAAGTTCATATCTGACAAAATTGGTGAACGATACATATCAGCACGACCATTTAATTCATACAAAGAACTTGAAGAATTTACCTTTACAAAAGGAAACGGAGTAAACAGCCGTGCACTTCAAGCACTAAGAGCAATCGGTGCTGCAACCTTTAATGATAATCCTAGAAATGATCAGGAGATAAAAGAAAACTTATATGAGTATTTAAACCTTCCAGAGTTTAATATTACAATTCCTTCTCACTACTATGCATTCATTCAGGATATTGTAGACTTTGAAGAAAAAGGATCATACATTTTTATGGGTATGGTAAAATCAATTAAACGAGGAACAGGGTGGTCACGAGTTGAAATTTTGGACAAAACTGGGAGTGTTGGCATATTTGATGATGAAAATACGACCATTGAGACTGGTCGCTCTTACTTGGTTCTTTGTAATGACAACAGGATTGTATCTTTCATACCTTCTGATGAAATAAAAGAATCATCTCATGCTCTTGTAAAGTTTTTAAGTTATAAACAACTTCCATACAAGGATGATGAAATGTTTGTAGTTTCATTTAAGCCAAGGATTACAAAGACTGGAAAGAAGATGGCATCTCTTACGCTTGCAGACACAAGCAGAGATCTTCATTCTATTACTGTGTTCCCTACATCATTTGCAAAGGCGTATATGAATATTGAAGAAGGAAAATCTTACAAGTTTGATTTTGGAAAGACAAAAGACGGAACAGTAACATTGGAGGATGTACATGTCGGTTAGTATAGAAGAAGCGTTAGCACAACTTGATCCTAAGTTGAGAAAGAGATTAGGTAGTGGAGTTGGTGTCAACTACGAGTATCAGCCTACCCCTAGTTTTGGTTTAAACCGTGCTCTGGGTGGAGGACTTCCATACGGTAGGCAAGTTCTTATCTGGGGTTCTAAGTCCTCTGCAAAGTCCTCTATGTGCCTTCAGATGATTGCCTTAGCACAAGCAGAAGGAAAACTTTGTGCATGGATTGACTCAGAAATGTCATACTCTGAAGACTGGGCAAGAACTCTTGGGGTAGATCCAGAAAAACTAATCTACTCACAAGCAAGAACTATTAGTGATATGGTTGATGTTGGCGTTGGATTAATGAATGCTGGCGTCGACCTAATTGTGGTAGACTCTATTACATCAATGCTTCCCGCAATCTACTTTGAAAAAGATACAGATGAAATGAAAGCATTAGAAAATACAAAACAGATTGGAGCCGAATCCCGTGACTTTAGTAACGCATGGAAAATGCTTAACTATGCAAACAATAAAGTTAAGCCAACTCTGCTTGTTCTTATTTCTCAGTCTCGTAACAATATCAATGCTATGTATACTAGCCAGCAGCCTTCTGGTGGTCAGGCTACTAAGTTTTATTCCTCATGTATTGTTAAACTCTTTTCTTCAGAGTCAGACAATCAAGCAATTAAGGGCAAGATCAAGGTAGGAGATAAATTAATTGAAGAAAAAATTGGTAGAACTATTAAGTGGGAACTACAATTCTCCAAAACCTCTCCAGGGTTCCAGTCTGGTGAGTATGATTTTTATTTTAGAGGTGACGATATTGGTCTTGATACCATTGGTGATTTGGTTACTACCGCAGAACTAAATGGTATTGTTGAGCGCACAGGTGCCTGGTACATACTTCCTGATGGCACAAAGGTTCAGGGTAAAGAAGCATTTGTCAATCGTGTTAGAGAGGATCTTGACTTGCAAGAATCAATCAAGGCTAAACTAAGTGGCTAACTACACTGTCTATCACGGAAAGTTTACATGCCACGAATGCAAAGTAGAAGTTACATCTCTTAGACTTTATCCAGAAACAAAAGAAATGACCTGGATGTGCAAAGATAAACACTTAAGTAAAGTTTCTCTTGGAAGAAGAAAAAAGAAGGATTTTGATGACGGAGAAGAGTGAGTCCAAAAGAATAGGTGCTAAGCAGCACAAGAACTCTGGGCGTAACACTCAAAAAGGAGATGCTTCCTGGAAAAACTTTGTTGTAGACTTTAAAGAAGTTGGGAAATCCTTTACATTAAATAAAGAAGTTTGGGCAAAGGCTACCACTGATGCCATGAAGAACGGTAAAGATCCAGCCATAGTAGTCGTAATGGGCGAGGGTAATGCCAAGGTAAGGCTTGCTATAATTGAGATGAGCATATTAGAAGACCTAGTGGAGGAATAATGGAACAAGACAAGACAACAATAGATATGGTTAATGGTTTGGCAGAGATTGCAGACTACATGCAGGATGAAGAGTTAACAACTGCTTTGACCTTTATTGCTAAGATTATTATAAAGCCAGACATCCCAATCAATGTGGCTCACGTAGAGATTGTAAGACTTCAGGCAATCGCTGCTAAGATGGCATTCAAGGCTACCTGGATGGCTAATGTAGACAAGTCTGATCGTGGGAAGAAGAATCTTTACTATACTGCTGCAGAATCTATTAACAATCTAGTCTCAGCACTTAAATATATCACACGCTAATCTGCTATACTTATACTAATAGAAACGAGCATAAAAAATGACAAAAAGTTTATTACAGCAGATTATGGTTAAACAGGAAAAGCCACCAGTACACGCAATAGATGTTGCTGGTTTGACTGAAAAAATTCAGTCTGGATATACTGTAAATCGAATTGACAAGCAAACACAAAAGAAGACTTTTGCACCATCGACAATTGCCTACGGGCATGGAGAGTGTCCAAGATACTGGTACTTAGCCTTTGATGGACAAATGTTTGAAGATGATGCAACACCTTATAGCGCAGCCAATATGACTGCTGGAACTAAGTCTCACGAAAGAATTCAAGAAGCAATGGGTAATGTTCCAGACTTCCTTGTAGATTCTGAATTTAAGATTACAAATAACGATCCACCAATCTTTGGCTATGGAGATGTTATTGTAAATTGGCAGGGAGAAGAACTCCTTGGTGAAATTAAAACAATGATGAATGAGGGATTTGAGTATCGCAAGGCACACAACAAGCCGAAGAGTGGTCACCTTGTTCAGTTGCTTATTTACATGAAGATTTTAAAGAAAGCAAAGGCTGTTCTTATTTATGAAAATAAAAATAACCACGAATTGCTTATTCTTCCAGTAGAAGTAAATGATTATTATCGTCGGTGGGTAGACCAGACGTTTGAATGGATGAGATCAGTTCGTAAGGCTTGGGTCGATAGAACCCTTCCTGAAAAGAACTATCGATCAAATTCAAAAATTTGCAAATCATGTCCTATAAAAAAGGCTTGTGCAGATGCTGGTAAGGGAGACTTTAAACTAAAGTCTTTGGAGCCGTTAGATGAAGCATTGTAGTTGGTGTGACACTCAATTTAATACTGATATAAGTTATCAGATTTATTGTTCTCCTAATTGTAGGGAAGAAGCAACAAAACAAAAAATTGCACAAAGGTATGTAGTTACAAGAAGACAAAAAAGAAAAGGAAAGACTAGACTTTGCAAGCAATGTAACGTAAGTCTTTCAATATATAACGATGACGTTATCTGTGCTTCGTGTAATATAAATCCATCAAGTGTTGAAAAAGCACTAAAAGAAGTAAGGAGCAAGAGCAATGGTAAAAAATAAATGGGGTTATAACACTAACCCAACAACCATTTGTACTATAGACGCTAGTACTAATAGCCTTGCTTTTGCTTTGTTTGATGCCAAAGAAAAGACACTACAGTCTGTTGGCAAGATTAACTTTGAGGGAAATAATACATATGAAAAAGTTATGGATGCTGGCAAAAAAGTAAAATCTTTCTTTGATATTTATAATGGATTTGAGGCAATAGTAATTGAGCATACTGTATTTATGAATAGCCCTAAGACTGCTGCAGACCTTGCATTAGTACAGGGCGCAATTCTTGGGTCAGCAGGACAATCAGGAACAACCATGATTGGTAGAGTATCTCCTATTACGTGGCAGAACTATATGGGAAATAAAAAAATCTCAAAAGACGAACAGTTATTTATTAGATCTCAAAATCCTGGAAAATCTGTTTCTTGGTATAAAACTTATGAAAGAAATCTTCGTAAAGAAAGAACTATAAAATTTATCAACACTGTATATGATAGAACTATTACTGATAACGATGTTGCAGATGCTTGTGGAATTGGTCACTGGGCAATTGGAAACTTAGAGAAGGCATTTGAATAATATGGACATTAAAACAGAAGCAATGATAAACCATTTAATTTTACAAAATGCATTAGAGATATATAGCATTGACAATAATACTGGAGAGATGCTATACTCAATTACAGATAAATTAAAGGAAGTTAATCCACAACTTTATGCACAACTAAAAAAACAATACGAGGATCATATGTTTAAATTAATAGATGAAGGACCAAAAACCATGAACTGGAGAATAACAATATAATGGCTGCAAAACTATACTCTAGTGAGTTGTGGCTTAAAAAGCGATTCCTTGTTGATAAAAAAACTCCTCAAGATATTGCTATTGAGTGCGGAGTAAGTGTAGAGACAATCTATGTTTATCTTGCTAAATTTGGATTAAGGAAATCAAAACGATGAGTAAATTTGAAAAAGCATTAGTTGCAATGGCAGTAGTCGGAATGGTGGGTTTTGGTTTTGCAATAGCCACATTAAAAGGAATTCCAGAGGCGTTTGATTGGGAGGAAGATGATGAGTGATAATCTTAACATAACGGTTGACCAAGTTAATAATCCACTACACTATACATCAGATCCATCAGGTATTGAGTGTATAGAAATTACTCGCCACCGTAATTTTAATATTGGTAATGCCTTCAAGTATCTATGGAGAGCAGGACTTAAAGATGAAGCAAAAACAATACAAGACCTTGAGAAGGCAATCTTTTATATTAAAGACGAAATAAATAGATTAGAGGGCAAGTATGTCAACTGAAGAAGATTTAGTAAAGCATCTTGATCAAGTAAACAATGTTGTTGAAGAATACCTAAAAGGTAGTGACCCAACAGTAATTTCTAAACAACTGGACATTCCAAGACAGAGGGTTGTCGCATATATTGATGAATGGAAAGTTAGTGCGTCCAACAATGCAATGATTCGTGCTCGTGCAAAAGAGGCTTTATCTGGAGCAGATGCACACTATAGCAAACTTATATCAAAGTCCTACGAGGTTATTGATGAAGCCTCAATGACAAATAATCTTAGTGCAAAGACTGCTGCCATCAAACTTGTTATGGATATTGAGTCCAAAAGAATTGATATGTTACAGAAGGCTGGGCTACTTGAAAACAAAGAACTTGCAGACGAGATGTTAGAGATTGAAAATAGACAGGAAGTTCTTGTTGGAATACTTAGGGACATAGCCTCATCGCATCCAGAAGTTCGTGATTTAATTATGCGTAAATTGTCTATGATATCAAAAGAGAACGAAGTTATAACGGTAATTGCAGATGTATGATGAGTTTTTAGAAGTACTCAAAGACAACAACTTTAGAGAAACACCAGTCGATGCAAAAACATTTGTTGAAGGTGAAAATTTTCTTGGTCAGCCTCCACTATCTCAAATACAATACGACATTGTTGAAGCAATGAGTCAAATATATAAACAAGAAGACTTGATCGATCTTCTTGGTGATGAAGAGGGAAGAAGATATTATAAAAAATACACAAAAAATGAAGTTATTCTGCAACTTGGCAAGGGATCTGGAAAAGATTTTGTGTCAACAGTAGCCTGTGCATACATTGTATATAAACTATTATGTCTTAAAGACCCTGCAAGATACTTTGGCAAGCCCTCTGGAGATGCTATTGACTTAATTAACGTTGCGATTAACGCACAACAGGCAAAAAATGTTTTCTTTAAAGGCTTTAAAACAAAGATTGAAAAATCCCCATGGTTTGCTGGAAAGTATAATCCAAAAGCAGAAAGCATTGAGTTTGATAATGCCATTACTGTTTACTCTGGTCACTCAGAAAGAGAATCACACGAAGGTTTGAACTTAATACTTGCAGTTCTTGATGAGATTTCTGGCTTTGCAAATGAGGTTGGTACTGGAAATGATCAGGGAAAAACTGCAGACAATATATATAAAGCATTCCGTGCCTCAGTAGATTCACGCTTTCCAGATTTAGGAAAGGTAGCGCTTCTATCATTTCCAAGATATCCAGGAGACTTTATCTCACAAAGATATGATGCAGTTATTATGGAAAAAGAAGTAGTATCTAAAGAGCATACTTTTATAATGAATGAAGATTTACCAGAGGATGCCGATGGTAATAAACTAGTGATCAACTGGGATGAAGAAGATATAATTTCTTACAAGTATCCAGGAGTATTTGCACTAAAGCGTCCAACCTGGGTAGTTAATCCAACAAGAAAAATTGATGATTTTAAGTTAGCATTTTATACAGATCTTGGAGATGCAATGCAGCGATTTGCCTGTGTTCCAACTTACTCTACAGATGCATTTTTTAAACAAACAGAAAAAGTAAGAGCATGTATGACTACAAGAAATCCAATAGACTCATACAAAAGATTTGACGAAACCTTTAAACCAGACCCAACAAAAAAATATTATGTGCATGCTGACTTAGCACAAAAACATGACAAGTGTGCAATTGCCATTGCTCACGTAGAAAAATGGGTAAATATTCAGGTAATTAAAGATTATCAACAAGTAGCACCAGTGGTAATTGTAGATGCAGTCGTGTATTGGGAGCCAAAAATAGAAGGACCAGTAAACCTTTCCGAGGTAAAGTTATGGATTCAAAACTTAAGAAGGCAGGGATTTGACATTGGGATGGTTTCTTTTGACAGATGGCAGTCGTTTGATATTCAAAATGAATTAAAGCAAGTAGGAATACGAACAGAGACTGTATCTGTTGCAAAAAAGCATTACGAGGATATGGCGATGTTAATGTATGAGGAGAGACTGGTAATGCCTGCAATAGAACTTCTCTTTCAAGAGTTAACAGAGTTAAAAATTATGAAAAATAACAGAGTTGACCACCCAAGAAAATCTTCTAAGGATTTAGCAGATGCTGTGTGTGGAGCAATATTTGGGGCAATATCACATACCCCAAAAAATATGGACGAAGAGGTTGAGATTCATACATTTAGGGATAGGCCTAAATCAGGATTTGACTCACAGCCAGCAAATGTGATACACTATAAACCTATCCCAGATGATGTAAAAGATTATCTGGATAGATTTAATCTACTATAAACAAGGAGAAATACCGAATGAATTCATTCAAGAAAATCGCACTAGCCATGGTTGCAGCCATGACTTTGGGCACAATCGTAGCAACACCTGCAAGTGCTGCTGTAATGACAGTCGCTGTCGATCTCGCTGGAACGGCTAACACAACTGCCTCAGCAATCGCAACACCTGCATCATTACCAGTCCCTGCAGACAACACAGTTGACGCTGCTGACGCACTAAAGTTCGTCGCAACAGTTGACACAGGAACAAATGTTTCTGTCGTAGCAACAAACGCAACAATCGTGTCTGCACTACACACAACTGCTGCACCAGTAGGAGCAACATCAGGATCTTCATCTTTGACAGTTGCAACTGGTACAGGAACAACAGCAACATTCTATGTCTACACAAAGACAACAGCAATTGGTACAGTTGTAATCACTAACGGTGGAACACAACTTACATACTATGTACAGGGAACTGCTGGCAAGATTAATACTCTTACAGTATCTGCTCCTGCTACAGGTGCTGCTGGTACAAAGCAGGATATTACAGTAACTGCAACAGATACATTTGGAAACAAGGTATCAGGTAAGTCAATTACTGCAACAGTCTTTGCTTCAACAGCAACAATGGACACAGCAACAGCAACAACTGGTGCTACACTTTCAGATTTTGGAGTTGCAAAGTTTGTTGCAACACTTCCAGCAACTGGAGTACGATCACTAATCACATTCTCACCTACAACATCATCTGATGCAACAACTTCAGATGTAGTTGGTCTGCCTGCTCGTGCACTTGCACCATTTGCAGAAATCGCAGTTCGTGATCTAGTTTCAGAACTTGCAGCACAAACTGCTGCTAAGGATGCAGCACTTGCTGCTAAGGCAGTCTCAGATGCTGCAGTCGTAAAGGCTGCTTCAGATGCTGTTGCTGCTAAGGCTGCTTCAGATGCTGCTCTTGCAGCAGAAAAGACTGCTTCTGCAACTGCACTTGCTGCAGAGAAGGCTGCTTCTGCTAAGGCACTTGCTGATGCAAAGGCTGCTTCAGATGCAGTTGTCCTTGCTAAGGATGCAACTATTGCTAAGTTAACAGCAGACAATGCTGCAGCACTTAAGGCAATTAAGACATCATTCAATGCACTTGCTAAGAAGTGGAATGCAAAGAATCCAAAGGCTAAGGTTACTTTACTTAAGTAATTAATCCAACAACTGAGGGGGTCAGACAAGTGCTGGCCCTCTTTTTTGTGCAATAAAATGGTATAATCATCCTAACAGACATTATGTCTGCAAGGGGGAAAGGTAATTAAAAAACTAATACGCATAGTAGCAGCCACAATGTTAGCATTTGGTTGGCTTTTAATGTCCCCAGAAGGTGCCCACTCTGATGACCCACTCACAGTCGCAGCCCAAGAAATACAAGAACTTAACAATAGTGTAGACGACCTTGGCTACCAAGATGAATTTATATCATTAATTGAAGAGGCAGAAGATAAATATGATCTTGCTGTATCTGCCCAAGAAACCCAGACTCAAACCTCTGACCTATATGACGATGCCATTGACGCAGAAGCCACGGCACTTGAAGAAAAAGACTTAGCCCAATCAGCAGTAGATGGACAAACAGAAACAGTAGCCACAGCCCTTGATCACAAAGATGATGCATACGATGCACTTGGTATAGCCAACATTAATCTACAAACAGCACAACAAGCCCTAAATAGTGCTGGTGGAGCAGGACTGGAATATACTGTTTATAACTTATTAAGAAGTGGAAACTCAGCAGTCCCTGGATCTGAAATATGCTCAGGCACATGGAACACAAACTATATGCAACTTCCAGTATGTGGAAATAGATATGAAAACATAGTAGTTAAATTTGCTGGACAGATAACAGTCCCTTCATGGTTTACAACAGTAGCATTTGCAGGATATACAGATGATGGTTTTAGAATGTATGTTGATGGACAGCCTGCTGTTAATAACTGGGTAGAGCAAGGAGTTCGGTGGAGTGCATGGTCCCCAACATATGATGTAACCGAAGACAAAACTTTAGATGTAGAGATATGGTGGTATAACGGAGGAGGCCCAGGGTCTTATCATCTTGGGTGGACAATACCTGGTGGAATGACAGGAGCAGGCTGTGACTATGCTGGAAATCCACGAGTATGGGGAGAAGACTTTAGTTGTAATTTAAATACATTTTCATCTGGACCTGGAGCAACTCAAGAACAAACCAACGATTATAACAATGCCCTTGCTGCAAGAAACTCAGCCCAAGATGTATACAATGATAAATTAAATGTTTATAATCAAGCAGTCTCAACATTAAATGCAAACAATCAAACACTAAATAATAAAACAAACGAATATAACAATTCAGTTTTAAATGTTGCTACAGCATTACAAAATAAAAATAATGCTATTGATGCATACGAGCAAGCAATTAATAATCTCAACAGTGCTATTGATGACGCATGGCGTTACTATGACGAACAGTCACAAAGAGAACTTAATGCTGCTATTGCTCAAGCAGCAGCCAATGCTGCAGCCAATCAGCCTACCCCAGAGCCAAGTCCTGAGCCAACTGCTGAGGAGCCACCAACTCCTGAGCCAAGTCCAGAACCAACTGCTGAGGAACCACCTACACCAGAACCAAGCCCTGAACCTACACCAGAAGAGCCTCCTACGCCAGAGCCTTCTCCAGAGCCTACAGTAGACCCTACAGACCAGCCTACACCTGAGCCTACCCCAGAGGAACCCCCAACACCTGAACCAACTCCAGAACCAACTGAAGAGCCTGCTCCAGAACCTGGACCAGATCCAAAGCCAGAAGAGAATCCTTGGACTGAGCCAGATGTAGAAATTACTGATGAAGTATTAGCAGCACTCGTTCCTGAAAAAGGAACGGGAACAGAAGAAGATCTATCTAATGTTATTGCTAACCTTACAAGCAAGGATAACAAATTAGTTATTCTTTCTGCTGAACAAATCACAGCAGTTAGCCAGACACTGAGAGCATTGACACAAGAAGCAAAGGAAGAGGTTGCCAGCGATCTTGGTATTAAGCCTTCAGAAGTTGCACAGATTGCTGAGCAGATGAAGTCTAACCCAGCACTTGCTGAAGCATTTGTTGAGTTTTCAGATAGAGCAGGGGATGCAGGAGAAACCCCAATGCCCTTTACATTAGCAGATGCAGTAACAGAAGTACAAACAGAAGCATTCTTAGCAGACCCACTTGGAGCAGTACTTGAAGTGGATGTTACAGAACTCTTATCTAATTTCTCTGAGTTAGGTATGGATATGACAGATGATCAGAGAGAGAAAGCACAAGAAGTAATTATCCCAGTGGTCATAGCATCACAAATTGCAGGGGCAGTTATAAGGAGGAACAAATGAA